TTTTGGTATTATGAATGGAGTGCCTAATATTCTATTAGCAAATCTCATAAACCATCTGTCCATTGTTAAATGAGAATAGTCTCCAGTTAAGTTTTGATAAAAAGAACCTATTTTACTTCCCAATATATAAGAAAAAGGAACTATTTGATCTTTGTTTTCACCAGCTACTTCTTGGTTTAACTCTTTTATTACAGGTAAATTATTTATTTCTCTTACAGTTGCTGTTCTTTTAAACCACTGTTTTATTTGAGCATCAGTTAAATTTAAATTAGTTTTTAATAAATTATATGTACGAAAAGCTTTTTCCATCCCAACACCTTGTTGACCGTACTTATCAACAAGAAGAAGCCCTGTCTCTCTCCAATTTTCAAATTGCTCTGCTAAAGATGCATTCTGTTCTTTAACAGCAGCACCATTAGATGTTATTGCTAATATAAACTCAAAAGCAGATTCAGCATTAGGATCTGTTAGTATTTCTGGATACTCTACTGCATATAATTTTTTTGCTAATTTAAATACATCACTATACCATCCTATAGCAGAGTCATCATTTTTAATATGTTCTTCAAGCTCTAACTCAATTGCTTGTATTGCAAGTTCTCTGTCCTCTGCATCATTAATATTTAAGGTTATACCACCTCTTTCTTCATGAGCTTTCTTTACAGCATCCGTCATCTTTACAGTTCCAACAGGCGCTCTTTGCTCAAACTTACCATCTACAAGTCTATCTAAATTAGTTAACTGTTGTGGAGTCACACCTTTTACAGAAAACTTTTCCTGACCTTCTGGCAAAACTGCAACATCATCAAATATAGCTGCAACCATACCTAACTGCTGACCAGTCCAATAACCCACAAAGCCATCATCTTTAATATTCTTTTCTAATAATGTAGCAGCTAATCTTCCTGTATCTGGCCCACCTTGCTCTTCTTCTTGTGCTTGTTTTGCAGCTTTACTTCTATAGCCATTTGGATCAGCGTCTAAGGGATAAAGTCTATTTACTTCTATTTTGGCTTTATAGACATTATCTCCAACACCAGCCTCTTGACGATAGCCACCTTTCTCGCCAACATTTAAACCATAATAATTTCTTGCTGGATATCTGCTAGGAAAAGTTGCTCTTCGTCTAGCTTCTTGACCTCTAATATTAAAGTTTGTGCCTTGCTTGTCTGGAGATACAACAGCCAGTGTATCTATATCAGAGTAATGCGTTAATATTGTGTAACCATTTTCATCGACAGTTGGATAATAACCAACTTGTTCTTTTACATCTCTTTCTTGGCCTGCTTCAATTCTTGTTGGGCTAGAAACTCTGGATTTTTGCTCGGTTTGACGTTGATACCTTGTCTTTTTAAATTCTTCAGTAAGTTTTCGTATATCTGCCTGACGCTCTGCTCTTCGTTTACCATTGTAAGTATTGGCTTCTTGTAATTGTTTGATTCCATCTTGTGTATCCGTATATTCAAAGTTGTTTAAATTAAATATGCCTTCTTGTTCTGCCGCCTCTCCAATGTACAATGCATCTGCAAAGTCGTCAACAAGCATCGTGGCATCCAAGTAAAACATGCCATCTGGCCCAGTCCATCCACCAGCAAATATCTTTTGTCCTGATAACTGAGACATAATGTAAAGATTCTCAGCAAACTGATATAAAATCTCTTCATTCAAATCTTGTGGCTTAACCTTTATCTCTGCGGCCTTTACAGGGGCAACAGCTATACCAGAGGACATATCTTCTAAAGAATCAGGGTCTACAGTAAATCCATCTGGATTGGTTCTAATTATATTTAATAATCTGTTATCTAATGGCTCTGGTTTTGCAAAACCTATAGTAGAATATTTATAATCTTGTTTTCTTCCAAATACAGGGTTTTGAGCCATAACAAGAGGCCCAACTTGTATAACTCTGTCTGCTGAAAGAACAGGTTGAGTTGTTGTTCTGTCATAAAAATAAGAATGTCTCTCTGGGTCAAATCCTACCTGTATAAAACTTGGATCATTTAATGCAGCTTGAGCTTCTGCAAATGATATTTCTGGATTAGTTTTGACTAAATTTCCAGTGATTGTAGCATAAGGAGTTTTAGTTCTTTTTTGCACACCCTTTGCGTCAGGGTCCCCTGTTTCTCTAAACACTCTTCCAAAACGTTGTTCTCTAGCTATATTTAAACCTAATGCCTGCTCTGCTTCGCTCATTGTAAAATCAGCATTTGTAACTATCGCTGTAGATTCATGAGCTATAGGCTTGCCTGACATATTGTGAATAGTAGGGACCCATGTGTTTTTTCTTGTATATGCTGGTATATCTAATCTTAACTTTACTGGAGTGCCTTCTTCTAATTGATTTAAGTTTCCAATAATTTTCTTTTGATTCTCAGTTAATGCGTTTTCCATTTGCTTTTTTGTTGCAGGAGCAGGAACTGTTTTGTAAGGAACTATCGGCTTAACATCATTTACTAATTTATCATATGTTTCAAAATCTATTTCACCTTGATACAATCTTTCCGCAGCCTCTGTTAGTGCGTCTACTCTTTTTGTTACATCTTTAAAAGATTGCTTTATTCTTTCTATATTGCCTTTTTCTGGCTCTATGTAACCAGCAACAATACCAGCGGTGCTATGTTTAGCTTCGCTTCTTATATTTTCGTTTCTTTCTCTTCTTCCTATCTGCTTTTCTAGATCTGTTGTGCCTATATTTTCAAATATATCTCCAGCTTCATTAAAACCTTGTGATTTATGAGCTGAAAATATTGATTTAATAAAGTTAATTATTCTATCAAATAAACTTTTTGGCTTGCCTGCAAACTTAATTTTACCATCTGCATAGTCACGATACATTTCTGCAATAGCTTCTTCTGCCTGATCTGCTGGCTTTAAATCAGGGTACATTTTAGCCGCTCTTTCCATGTATGTGTATTGACGCTCTGTAGGTTTGCCATCAATCATAACTACATATTTTTTCTTATTTGCAGCATCTATTAATATTTTTTGCTCTTGGTCTGTAAATAAACCAAGCTCAAATAATGCATGTATTATTTCATGGTTCATTACAGAACCTAGTCTTTGCTGTAAATCAGCCTCACTTAAACTAGGGTCATATATCTCCATAGCTAAAGCTATAACTTTATCTTTGTACACACCCTCGCCAACTTTTCCAGATGCTATTTGTTGTTGAGGTGTAAGACCGGGTTGAGTAATAATATTTTTAAACTTTAATGCTATATCTGTTAATCCAATAGCAGCTAAATTTTTACTCAATGCATCAAAAACTTTGTCAGATTTTGATTTATATTCTGCTGTTGTCTTTTCTGCGTTGTTAAAGGCTGTTTTTGCAACGATAGGAGGCACTATTTGACTTGCTTTGACTGCTTCTGTGCCAAGCTTTTGTTT